TATTGCCACCAAAAGTTCCTTGATTGACACTTCCGTTGAAATAATACGCTACCGAACTACCACCACCGCCAGATGTAGGAAAGTTAGCCAAAGTACCATCACCCCTAACATATTGAGATGCGACACCAGCACCAGTTACCGCAATCGTTCCGTTAGCCGTTAAAGGGCTATTTGCGACACTAAAAGCACTTGGCATAGATAAACCTACACTTGACAATAAAGTCGGGAATGTAGTCAATCCACCAGCTCCATTTACATATTGACCACTTATTCCAGCAAAGCCTATATTTATAGTTCCGCTTGTTGTAATCGGTGAACCTGTTATTGTCAAAGCATCGCCACTTTCAGTAATCGCCACACTTGTAACAGTACCCGTTGAACCACCAGCCTTTTGCCATATAGTACCCGAATAGATAGCTTGATCTCCAACCGCAAAAGTAATCGCACCAGCACCAAAGTTTACAGTACCAGCAACATTACATAAATAAACATCGCCTTGATTGCCCGTTCCGTTAACTAAAGTAGGAGTGTTAGTTGCAGCGTTCCAAGTACCCTTATACTCCATAACAGAGTTCGGTAATTGAGATACTAATATCTTACCGCTTCCGTCTAATTGTGGAATGCCACTTGGTACGTTAATACCTAATGAGTTGACTACACCAGCAGTACCCGTTAGTACGCCTTCTAAGTTCCTTACTTTAGCTCCACCTGTTATTTGTATTTGTTGACTCATCTATATATATCTTAATTATTTAAAAATTGCACGAACAAACTCATCAGATTCCAATGCTCTTGCAAAGGTAACAGTTCCAGTAGATGAGTTAAAGGTTACACTCTCGCCAGTTGGAGCACCTGAAACAGCTATCGTTCTAACTTCAATACCGCCTCTTGTAACACTTACACAAGTTAATCCTATTGAACCTGCCCAAGTAACAGTAGTCTCTGCACCTGCTGCTATATAGTCAAACATTAACACGTTAGTTCCTTTTATAAGTACGCTTGATGGAGTAACTTGAGTACCTACCACTGTATAAGCACCAGAGCCTTGTAAAGACACGCTATATGAAGAAGCATCTTCTACACCAGCACTTAGGCTAAGAGAGCTTAAATTGGCTGTACCTTGAAATACACTATATCCTAAAGTGTTAGTACCATTACCATTATCATTATCTACTTGAAATTTAACCAATATAGGTTGTCTAGTTAACTGAAGGTTAGCTAAAAATAAATAAGAATAGTCATTTAATGCCACAAATCCATTAGCACTTATAGTCCATGTTGCTACATCATTTTTAAATTCCTTAAACCATGCAGAACTTTGAGATGTTACTTCAACTTGGTCAACAGAAACATCAAAAGAACAGCTTGTAGCTGCACCAAAAGGAATACCAACTGGTATTGTAGTGTTAACTGTAGCAATATTAGCTCCTTGCGTATAAAAGGTCATTGTTCTTTCGTAAACTTCACTTGCCCAAACTTCAAGCACTAATCTTTCATTTGGCAATAAAGTCCTCTCTGTTAAATTAATAAATGTTTGAGTATATTGCTTTATTCCTAATTGAGTAAAAAATACAGCGTCTGCTGCATTAATAAGAGTTAATGTTGTACCATTATAAATGTAAGTTTTAAGTACAATTCTTGGATTAGTAGTTAAGTTTCCAGTTATAGATGCGAAAAAATTGTATGTAAAAGTCCCAGCAGGAATTTTAGGCGTAGCAACATCCATTATAAATGCAGCAGCAATACCATCTCCAGTTTTAGTAAAATTAGCAGCAGCAGCATTATTATTTACTAATCCGTATTGATAATAGGTTCGTCCTGCAATAGTTGTTACTGGTACAGACCCATTTAAATAAAATGTTGTGTTTTGATTTGTATAGTATAATACTATGTTACTTCCGTTTATTACTGATGCCATTATTTATATTTTATATTATCCATAAGTTTATAATATGCTTTATGTTAGGTTACAATCCATTCTGAAAATACAGTAGAAGTGTTATTAGTAGCTGTAATTTCCAATAATTGTAAACTATTATTTTGATTTTTGTATAAATTAGGAGTAACCCTATTTAATAAGAACTTTTTGTTATTATAAGATAAAGCATTAGTACTAGGGTCCGTAATAGTATAAGTATTTGCTAAATATATTAAACCAAAACTATTGTATGTTTCACCTAAATCACCCTCTAAAGTAGCATAGTTTTTACTAAATAAATTAGAAAGCTCTCTTGCTATTAAATCTGGCAAAGAAGGAAACAACGTAGCCTGTCCGTTTCTTTTCCATTGTGTTATTTGATTACTAATACCAGTGCTTGAATCTATTGCATAATAAAGATTACCATATATATTTGGCAAATCAGACTTATATAAACCATAGTATGAAGTAAACTCTTTAGTTAAAGAGCCAACAGTACTTGCTGTTCTTGTTACTAAATATGATTCAGCAATACTAGGGTTAACATCTTGTATTACTCTAACATTTCTAATATCAGCACTACAGCCAGAAAGAACTTCGAATTCTAATATTAATTTACCTGAAACATTATATTGAGTTCCAGCAATAGTAAAAAGACCTAATCTTACTTCTCTTGTAAATGACTGATATGAAAAATCTTTGTTTGTATAATCTACCTGTAATCCGTTACCTGGCGTAGTAAATGCCCATGAACCATCAGGCTGTAAAAAAAATACTGGATCAGTATAATTATTTATACCTACTAAAACATATAAAGGTCCTACTGAAAGATTATAGCTAATTGCATCAAATGATAATTTAAATGATGTAGGGTATAAAGTGGGAGAAAAAGTATCTCTTATAGCAAATGTAGCAACTCCAGTATTTCCTATTAATCTTACATCGCCAAATTCAGCATCACCATTTTGATACCATGTTACTGAAGCACCATTAGCTGCCTCAAAGGTAAAACCAGTAGGAAATGTAGTTCCTTGTTTAAGATATGAATTATGAACATAGTTTTGTGTTGATTCAACTTTGGTTTCTACTTTGACGATAGGATAACCCTTTCTTATAACTTTATTTTGTGAGTTATCTATAAAGTGAACATTAGTTGTGGAATATGGTGCTATTGTAACTCCATTTGCAATAGTACCAGATGCAATAAGATTGTTAGTTGCAGCATTATATTGAGAATAATATATAGTAGATTGAGCCAATTCATTTGCTGACATAATCCACCAATTACCTTGAAACTGAAATAATCTACAGTTAAATGATTTCATTATATAATCAATAATATCATATAGATTTCTGCCAACCAAATCTCTCTTATAAATAAATGTTTGTTGGAATGGTTCATTTCCAGCAGATGCAGTTCTGTCACTCATAAGGCTACCGAAATAAGAACAAGTAGATATTAAATCTCCAAGAGTAGGGAATCCTAGCCAATTTAAACCAGTTAAAATGACTGTTTTTAGATTTATAGTTGTATTAATATTATCTGGATATGGATAAATAAGATTTTTCATGAAAGACAAAGCATCAATAAAAGTAATATTTACCTCTAAGTTTCCTGTAGTAAATGGTACATCTACATAATCGTTAAACATATATCCCTTCCATATTACTAAAGATGAACCAACTAAAGGAGTTCTTATTACTTCAACATAATACTCTCTATCATTAAAGCTAAGTAAGTCAGGAAAATTATTATAATCATCTTGCGTAGATAATAAAAAAGATAGGTTTAATTGTGATGAGATTATCCCTGGTTCAGGTTCATCACTTATAGTATTAGGCGTTATTGTTACAGCAGTAGGAATATAGTTATATACAGAAGAACTGTAACCGTCTCTGTATATATTAACAAAAAGTGAACTTCCGTCTCTTAATGCTTGTTTTAAAGTATATCTTAATCCGTATGGCATTATGCTAAACTAATATTTTGTCCTTTAATATTTGATGCTTTTTGAGCTCTGTTTACTGATAAAAGTAAGTCTTGTCCTCTTAATACAAAAGTACCATTACCATCTCCACCAATCATATCCTTTAACTTATCTAAAGGTGCTACAACCTCTGGATTAGATTTAGCACCAGGATATTCACCCATAAGACCCATAGTAGGTCCAGATATTATACCACCATTGGCAAATTTTTGCACACCTGTATCTTCACCACTTGTTTTAGCTATGTTTGATTTTAAAATAGCTCCTGCAGCAACTAAAGCCACACCTGCAGCAACAGCAGCAATTGGGTTACTAAAAGCCTTTTTAAAAGCATCCATTGCAAGTCCATAGGCGATTAATGCTTTACCAATATCTTGTAAGCCTGAAGCTAATATTGTACCAAATGTCTCAAAAATATTTACGTCTTCACCAGCAAGAGATTTACCTAAAGCATCAGCAAATGCTACAAAAGTACCAGAAGCCATGTCACTCATTATGCTATTGACCCTTTTCATTGCCTCTGCACCTCTAAGTGCATTTTGGTCCATTGCTTCTAACTTAGCATTTAATTGATCATAAAAATCTAAATAAACTGGGAACATTCCAGTACCAAAAGATGAAGCCATTAATGCACCAACTTTAGCCATTGATACTTTTATTGCCTCTTGCTGTCCTATTATATTGTCTTTATTTAATCTTAACTCAACCTTTAATCGTGTATCAATTAAATCAATTTGATTCTTACCAAATTTTTGCTGATTTGCATAATCTTGTTCGTCCCTTTTCTTTTTCTCTTTTCTTGTTTTAGCATCTTGTTTAAGCAACTGCTCTTGCATTGATTCATCTAAAATAACAAGTTTATTTGCATACTCTATATATGCTCCTTCTTGTAAAGCTAATTGTTGTTTTGTAGTGTATTCTCCATTTTTAATTTTTTCTAAAGCAAGAGATTTTTCTAATTGAGCAAGTTCTTTAGATTTCTCATATTTAGCAATAGCATCATCTTCAACTAATTTTATTTCTTGCTTTTTTGCATCTATAAGATTTTGAATTATCTGCTCATTAACATTTTGTTGAGTTTCTATTGCTTTACCTAAAGCAGCTATTGCTTTTTTATCGGTTTTATCTTTAATGGTAGTAGACTTAATGCCATATTCTTGCTCTATTTTATATGCTTGAGACATATATCTTTGACCAAGTGCAAGTCTTTTTTGAAATTGAGCCTCTTCGTAATCTGAAACATAGCCACCTAATTCTATTTGTTTCTCTGCATAGTCTTTAGCATATATTACACCTTGTTTATAAAATCCAGATACACCTGATATTGCTCCAGATTTAAAAAACGCAGAAGTAGCTATAGCTAACTTACCCAAAATACCAACTTGATCTTCAGCATAAGCAGCATCTTTTTTAGCTAATGCTTCTTTTGCTTTTTCATATTCTATATCAGCTTTTGCTCTATAATATTGAGCCTTAATATAACCCTCTGTTTTTTTAATATAAAGCTGTTCTGCCTCGTAAACACTTTTAGCAGTACCAAATAAATCACCTAATTTTTCATTATATATTTTGGTTGCATCCGCAGCTCCTAAAGTTCCTTCCCTAACAGCAGAAAATATAGAGCCTAAAGCTAATGTTTCTGTTTTTAAACTATTTAAAGTTTCATACAAAGACTTTGCGCTTTGACTTGATTTTTGAGATTGCTGATCAAAAAAAGTAATACCTGCAACTAATGCCGAAAATGCAAAATATAATGGACCTGCGGCTGCAGCAATACTTCCAAATAAAGCTGGTAAGTTGTTTTGAATACCTCTAAATCCATAAGGTAAATCTTGAATAACTAAAGATAAATTAGTCCATGCTTGATTTGATTTTTTTACTTCAGCGCTTGTTGAACCTACAACCTTACCTACTCTAGAAATAGAAGCACCAGCTCTGTCGGCTGCCTGTGCAGTTTGTTCTAAATTAGCATTTACAAGTTGTATTTCTCTTCCAAGAACTTTAGATAAAGCATCTGAAAGTTGTTTAACATTTTTATTAAACTCTGCAATATCTAAATCAATCCTAACTTTTATATTCTGATCAGCCATTTTGCTTTATTGGTTTTACGTTTTCGTATTTTTTAAGCACTTCACTCAACTCTTCGTTGGTCATCACTCTTTGCTTCACAAAGTTACGATTATCGCAGTCAAGCGACAAAAGCTCTTCAGGCTTAACTTTCTTACCCTTAGGTAACTGTATATTAATTAAAAGAGTAGTCTGCCATCTTGCTCGTAACCATTCTTGTTCTTCTTTATGACGGTAACCATACCAAATAAAATCTAATTCAGACATCGTCATATCCCAAAACAAATGGGGAAGCACTTGGCACTCCCCCATTGTATATCTTTCAATATCAATCCACTCTAATTTTTTTTTACCGCATCTTTATTTGCTTTCTTAGTAGTTGTTTCTTCTAATCCACTATTTAAGCTTTCGGTTAATGCAGCCATTACTTCCTGGAACTTTTTACCTCCTATTCCACCCATGTCATCAATCCAATCACAAGAGTCTAGGTCTGTAAAGCTTGGGGTTACGCCTTCTTTATGCAAAGGGTATTCAGCCGCAGCTAGTAATAAGTTTGTTATAGCATCAAGTGATTTATCACCACTTAACGCTTCTCCTATTTCTGAAGGACCAATTCCTTGAAGCTGACAAAATCTTTTTAAAGACCATGTGCAAAACCTCATAGGTATCTTAGTCCCATCATTTAGGGATAGTTCGTAATGTCCTCTCATATTTTGGTGTTTTTGGTGTTATTATGCGTTAGTAGCCTGAGTTAATACTCCTTGTCCTGTAAAAGAAGCAGAGTAAGTAACTGGAGACTCCATGTCAGCAGTGATATCTAAGCTTTCTACAAATGCAGAACCAGACCATATTAAGTCACCTACGATTGGAGTGCTACCGTTAACTGTAGTAAACTTAACTGTAACTACACCTCTACCATTTAAAGCAGAGAAAATATCTCCTACTACATAGTTTGTACCTGTTGGTTCAACTGTGGTAAGACCATCTGTAGTTAAAGACCAAGAACGCAAACCTGCGATTTGATCAGCCCATCCGCCACTTGATTTAGTTGTTGCATCTGGTAAGTCAGCACTTACTGATAAAGAACAAGATGTAGAGTGAGCTACAACTTCAGTTCCTACTAGAACTACTAGATTTGTACCATTAAAAATTCCTGTTGTTGGCATTTTATTTTATTTTAATTTTTTATAATATTTGAGTTACAAAATGTTCCATTGTGATTACTCTTCTAAAGATATAAGCTTCATCTACATAATCAAATGTAGCAAAGTTTGTACCGACTTTACGAGTAACTATTTTAAAGTCAGGAGAAGCATTTGGGTAATCTGGCACATTAACGCCTATGATCACTAACAATTCGTTAGCCCACTGGTCTACCGATTTCTGCCCTACTTCACCTGACTTATTGGTTTTATAAACAATATCAAACTGTATAGTAACATCAAAGTTATAACTCTGCTTGTCGCTATTTTCTGCCGATGTTTGACTGCTTATAATTAAAAAAGGAGGATTAACTGTATCAGGTGCAATAGTATCGTAAACACCCAAAGAAAAACTTTGTGATGCTAACTTATCTACATAAGCCTTTCTTATAGCTAAACCGCAATCTTTCATTAAGCTTCTGTTTCTTCTTTTGCTTCCTCAGGATTTTGCTCTTGAGCAAGTTTTGATAAGAACTGGGTTAAAGGTAAACCAAATTTGGTTGGCATTTCTTGTATAAATGCGTCTAATTGTTTTACCTGCTCTTCGTTTAGTGTAATTGTCATGGTATTGATTTGGTACAAATTTAGTGAAATATATTTATATACTTATATTCTTTATTCTTTCTACCATCTTGCCTAAAAGTTCATCTGTTGAGTTAAATAGATAAGGTTTAGCAGCTTTTTGTGATTTTCTAATCCCCATTCCTTTAAATGTATCTGCATATACAGTTAAAGCCGAATTGTCTACTATTTTATATGATAAATTTGGTTTTCTTCCAGTACCAAACTCAACAAATGCTGCATAATTAATTAAATGTCCCTTAGAATTAGTTACATTTGATAATCCTGCTTTAATCATAGAAGAACCATTAGATAGTTTAGTAGCTCTTATTGAAGTTCTTAAAGCATTTGTATCTACTGCTACTCTATTTTGCGCCTTTTTTTCTATTTCTATAGCAGTTTCATAAATAATATCAGATGCTTTTTTGTATAAAATTGCAGGAGCTTGATCTAGCTTTTTTTTAACATATTCCAAGCCAAGTATTTCAACTTTGAATCTTGCCATTATTTAAGTGTTGAGCAGCCTATTAAAAAATACCTATTATTATCACCTTCATCAATAACCGAGTTAATATTATAAAGGTTTGATTGATAAGATATTACAAGCTTGTTTGTAAATATCTTAGACGTAGTATATCTAATTCTAAAAGTAATATCATCGTTTATATTATCTTTTCCTGCTATATCTGATCTATCATTTGTATTTCTTGACATCTGAGCCCAACAAGTATAATAATCTACCAATGTAGTTACCACTCCACCAGCTCCATCAGAAGCATTAGATTGGCTTTGGAAAGTAATCCTATTGTGTAATTTGCCTATCATTAGATAATTACGTTTATGCGTTTAAATGGCTTCATTAGCTCGTATGCGGTCATCAAATTAGCTGAAGGCTTAGTTGCCTCAACTGATGACTCTCTGTACTCATATAGGTCTGAAACCATCTTTAAAAGGGCAGTCTTCATTGTCTGAGGAGTTGTAGTATAACCACAAGTATAAGTGAACCTAAACTCGTTATCATAAATGCTAGTCATGTAGACTTTTTTCGTAGTTTCTCCTAGTACTTGATAACCGCCAACAGGTATTACTACCCAAGCTGTGCTATCCCAATATTCTACAACTGATATTACGTTAGTAGGTACATAAGGAAGTTCTATAAAGCTATCTACATAAGCTACAACCCTTAAAGTTCTAGGAGTCATTGCAACTCCTGCATATTGTTCAAGTCTTGTTTGAGCTGTATTGATTAAAGTTGTAATCAAAGCATCATCTTCACTATAATCTACTCTTAGGTAATTCTTAGCTTCAGCTAAAGTAACTACCGTTGCTGAAGGTGCTACTGTGGTTGTTATATCTCTTACTATTTGCATTATGCCATTATTTCTACAAAAATAACTAAAATATAGCGGACATAAAAAAGGGATAGCTTTTTAAGCTACCCCTTTATATTTTAGATTAATCTAGGATTAAGCTACGTTACCGAAATCACCATATACAAACGCACTGTTGTAGTAGATAGGGAATGCAATACGAGCTTCAACTCTTACAGTAATCAAGTTCTTTTGGAAGTTATCGCTATCCATTTCAGAGAACTGAACAGAGATACCTTGATTTTGCATGATTTGAGCACCCATTGACCAGTCACCTACTAAGAACTTATCAGCAGCGATTGCTGTAGATTGGAACACAGGAATACCAGCGATAGAAACACTACCGTCAGTAGTAACAACTGTAGAACCTGGAAGGCTATAAGCAGCGTTAGTATTCTTAGTATTCATGATAGCAGCCCAATCAGTTGGGTTGATCAAGATACCATTAGCAGAATAGTTACCAGCAGAAACCTGTGCAATAGCTTGTACTAATTGCTCAACGTCAACTGTAGCAGCACCACTGAAAGCAGCAGCATTAACAGTCAAACCAGTTA